ATTCCAGAAGTTCCTGAAGTAAGATATTATGAAGATGATATTCAGGCATTAAAAGAAGATATTGAAGGAGTTAGAGGAGATATCCCTAAGTTTCCTAAGTGGGTTAATGAGATTAATGAAGTTCCTGATTTCACTTGGATTGGGAAGACTTTTAGCGTCATAGATGAAGATTTTGAAAAGGTTAATGATAACTTACATACTCTTAAAGATACTTTTAATAATGATATAGAAAATCTTACTGAGAATTTAGAACTTAGGGATTTTGAGAAGAAGGTTGAGATTAAAGAAGTAAAAGAATATCTACAAGAAACTAAAGATAAGATATATGAGGAGTTGAAAGAAACTGCTTTAAAGATATGGGAGCATCAAAGATCTTTTAAAGATGATGATAGAAAGTTAAAGAAGAGTGTATTAAGCAAACTGAATGAAGCAAAACAGAATATTGAAAAGAAGATAGATGAGTCTAATAGTAAGTATAGAGATGCTAATAAAGAAATCAAGAATTACTTTAATGGACTAAAAGAAGAAGTTGCTAACCTTCCAGAAGTAAAATATTATGATAAAGATATTAAGAAGTTAAGTGATAAAGCAGAAACTCATACTGTCAATATTGCAGATCTTTATAAGATTGTAGAAGAGATAAAGGGCCAACAGGTAGAATTAAATGAATGGACTGCTAAGTATGGTGATACTGATCCAGGACGTCCTATTCAACCCGATCCTGCTTTAAAGCAAGGAGAAGATCCTCTTACTCCTACTGATCAGAAATTTGCTACTTTAAAAGATTTAGCAGCAAATTATAGATTATTTGTCAATAGAGTTGAACAACAATTATACTCTATAGGTGGAGGTGGTGCAGGGTTTATTAAAGACCTTGATGATGTAAGTTTTGATAGTACTAATAATGATCTATTAATTTATCAATCAGCTACTTCTAAATGGGTAGGTATTGCTTCTACATCATTAGGTAGTAGCACTCTTACAGGATTAGATGATGTTGATGATTCTAATTTGGGAGATGGTAGATTTTTAAGATATAATGCTACAGAAGAAGAATTTACTTTTGAACCAGTATCTGCTACTAATTTAGAATTGATTGCTGGTGATATTCAGTCTGGAGTATTGACTACTACATCTACTGGTGCTGCTACTGTAATGTCTATTAGTGCGTCTACTTATAGGTCTGTTAGTTACCAAATACAAGCAGCTCAAGGTTCTAATTATAATATGACTACTATCAATGTTATTCATGATGGTACTACTACATATATGAATGAATTTGGAACTATTAACCAACCAACAGGAATAGCAACCTTCTCTACTGATATTAATAGTGGTGCTTTAAGGTTGTTAGGATATCCAGCATCTTCTAGTTCTACTACCTTTAAAGTAGTATTTACTGCATTACAAGCGTAAAAATTAATAAATATTAAGGTAATGATGTCTAAAAATGATGATTTCCTTTCACGAAGCCACGAAGCTTAGAGCTAAAGTAGGAAATGTCATAGACGTCTATTTGTCTTGGAGAGGTAAAAACTACATGATAAAAATGTTTTTCCCTTCAATCAAACGACCATCACGCAGAGAAGTTCAGGATCAAGTGGTAAAAGTGTATCCTGGAGCTAAACTCTGGAATTACCAAGTTTCAGACTATGACCAAGGAGAACCACTCCTCCAAACAGGAGGGGGAAGTTAAGGATTTAAAAAAGAAAGTTGATAACTTACAAAAAATGTTGGATATGACTATAGAGCATGATTCTAAAATGGCCCAAAGACCAAAAGGACATTCTTATCCAGAAAGATTTGGAAAATATGAAATGACGTAGGAGGTTTATTATGTCAGATAACATTTATTTGGGTAATCCCAATTTAAAAAAAGCAAACGTATCTCAAGAATTTACAAAAGAACAAATCCTTGAATTCTATGCTTGCAGGAATGACCCAATTTATTTTGCAAAAAAGTATGTTAAAATTGTTAGTCTTGATGAAGGTCTGACACCATTTAAACCTTATCATTTCCAAGAGAAGTTAATTGATAACTTTCATAACCATAGATTTAACATCTGCAAAATGCCTAGGCAGACTGGTAAGTCTACTACTGTAGTATCTTATCTTCTTCATTATGTAGTATTTAATGACAGTGTTAATGTAGGTATTCTAGCAAACAAGGCTGCTACTGCTAGAGAACTTTTAGGACGTCTTCAAACTGCATATGAGAATCTTCCTAAGTGGATGCAGCAGGGTATCATAGCATGGAACAGGGGAAGTTTAGAACTGGAGAATGGATCTAAGATTCTTGCTGCTTCTACATCAGCATCAGCAGTTAGGGGTATGTCCTTTAACATTCTATTCTTGGATGAATTTGCGTTTGTTCCTAACCATATTGCTGATCAATTCTTTAGTTCAGTTTATCCTACTATTACATCAGGTAAAAGCACTAAAGTTATTATAGTATCTACGCCTCATGGTATGAACCACTTCTATAGAATGTGGCATGATGCTGAAAGAGGAAAGAATGAATATATTCCTACAGATGTTCATTGGAGTGAAGTACCTGGTAGGGATGATAAGTGGAAAGCATCTACTATTGCTAATACATCAGAACAACAGTTTAAAGTTGAGTTTGAATGCGAATTCTTAGGATCTGTTGATACTTTAATTTCTCCTAGTAAATTGAGGGCATTAGTATATGATAACCCTAAAGCTAGAAGTGCTGGATTGGATGTATATGAGGAATGTAAAAAAGAGCATGATTATGTAATTACTGTTGATGTAGCAAGAGGAGTGGGAGGAGATTATTCTGCTTTTGTTGTGATTGATATCACAGAGTTTCCTCATAGGGTAGTTGCTAAGTTTAGAAACAATGAAATTAAACCTATGCTATTCCCTAATGTTATATGGGAAGTAGCAAAGAGTTATAACAATGCATTTATTTTGTGTGAGGTAAATGATGTTGGAGATCAGGTAGCTGCTATTATTAATTATGATTTAGAATATGAAAATCTATTGATGTGTTCTATGAGAGGAAGAGCAGGACAAGTAGTAGGTCAAGGATTCTCTGGTAAGAAGACTCAGTTAGGAGTGAAGATGTCTAAGACTGTTAAGAAGGTTGGTGCTCTTAACTTAAAGACTTTAATTGAAGAAGATAAACTGACTTTTAATGATTATGAGATATTAAGTGAATTAACTACTTTTATTCAGAAACATAATTCATTTGAGGCAGAAGAAGGATGTAATGATGACCTTGCTATGTGTCTTGTCATATATGCATGGTTAGTAGCACAAGATTATTTTAAAGAGCTTACTGATCAAGATGTGAGGAAAAGATTGTATGAAGAACAAAAGAATCAAATAGAACAGGACATGTCTCCATTTGGTTTTATTATGGATGGATTAGAAGATGATGAAAGTTTTGTAGATGAAGAAGGTGATACATGGAAAATAGATAATGGAACTTTAGAGTTAGATAGATTAGCAGGAACTCCATCTAATTGGAATACTGATGAGTATGGAGATAGATCTTTTATGTGGGAATATCATTAATGGAATTAACATCTAATAATGTAATAGAAGTTCTTAGTGAAATGCTTCCTTATATTGAAGCAGATGGAGGATGGTTAGAATTTGTAGAAATAGATTATTTACCAGAAGGAGCATTTGTTAAAGTAAGATTGGGAGGTGCTTGTTCTACATGTGCTTATAGTTCTCAAACTATTAAGATGGGAATAGAAAAGAAATTGATGATGGAGATACCTGATGTTGCTGGAGTGATTCAAGTATTATAATGGAATTAGATAGTCAAATAAGGTTAGGACATCTATTATTGTCCGATAGAAAGTGTAGAGTTTGTGGTGAAGTTAAAAATTTAATAGATGGATTTTATTTAACTCGTAAAAAAAGAGGAACATTAGCATCTTCTTATTCATATGAGTGCAAATTATGTACTATAAGAAGAATTGTTGAGACCAGAAAGAGAGGATTACCCTTTCCAGAATGGACTTATCCTGATTGGTAACGTTCATGTATTGTTTCCCCAATGAAAACATCCAAAACAATAAATATTTTCAGATAAACTGAGACTCGGAGACAGAAAACATGGCGACTCCTCAATTATCTCCAGGTGTTTTAACCAGGGAGGTTGATTTAACTGTAGGGAGGGCAGAAAATGTATTAGATAATATTGGTGCAATAGCAGGTCCTTTTGAAATTGGTCCTATTGATGAAGCAACTGATATTACTACAGAAAATCAATTAATTAATACTTTTGGTAAGCCTATTTCTACTGATGCTCAGTATGAATATTGGATGGCAGCATCTTCTTTCCTTACTTATGGAGGAGTTCTTAAAGTTGTAAGGACTGATGATGATGATTTAGTTAATGCTAACGGTAACAGATCTCATGATACTGTAGTTACTGATCTTAAGATTAAGAACTATGATGACTATGTGGCAAACTATGCTGGTGTTGGACAAACATTTGGATATGCTGCTAAGACACCAGGAACTTGGGCAAACAATCTTAAAGTTTGTTTCATTGATAACTTTGCTGATCAGACATTAGGAATAGGAACTACTACTAATGTAGCTGTTGGACAAGGTGTAACAGTTTCACTTACTAATCAAGTTGTTGCTGGTTCTGGTGATACTTCAAACTTCACTGGATATCTTAAGGGTATTGTTACAGGTGTTGGAGAAACAACTGTTGATGTAAAAATAACGAATAGGGTTACAACTGCTGGAGTCTCAACTGCTATAACATATGCTCAAGGTGATCAAGCAAGGGCAATACTAGCGTCTAATACTGTCAACTTTATAACTGCAGCTGGTATTGTTACTAATACTACTAAACTTGAAGGTGGAAATTATGCTAAAGATTGGTATGATCAACAAACTTTAGGTCTTACTAATTCTACTGTTTATTGGAAGGCTATATCACCAAGACCTGATACAAGCAAATGGGCTGAAGATAGATCATCTAAGAATGATGGTCTTCATATTGTTGTTGTAGATGATCTAGGAGATGTAACAGGTATTCAAGGAAATATACTTGAGAAGAGTTTAAATCTTTCTAAGGCAACTGATGCAATTTCTGCAGAAAATGCTCCACAGAAGATATATTATAAGGATTATATAGCACTTTACTCTGATTACATCTATGCTGGAGATGATCCTTCTGATGGTTCAGATGGAAGTGTAGCAGCATCAGACTTTAGTTCTGGTTTTACCGCAATAACTACTGCTGCTGGTGGTTGGAATAGAAATGCTCAGGGTATTACTTTTAATGTTATTGGTAATGATACCTACACATTAACTGCTGGTGCTGATTACTCTTCTACTGGTGGATATACAGCAACTCTTGGAAATCTAATCACATCTTATAACTTATTCAAGAATAAGGATGAGATAGCAGTTGATTATTTAATTGGTGGTCCTGGTCTTACTGATAAGGCACAATCTCAAGCAAAAGCAGGTAGATTGCTCTCTATTGCTAATGAAAGAAAGGATTGTATGGCAACCATTTCTCCTCATAGAACAGACGTTGTAGATATTACTAATACAGATACTCAAACTGATAATGTAATCAAGTTCTATAGTTCATTAGCATCCTCATCTTATGCTATATTTGATACTGGATACAAGTACACATATGATAGATTTAACAATAAGTTCCGTTGGATACCAACCAATGGAGATGTTGCTGGACTTTGTGTAAGAACAAGTGTTAACTCTTATCCTTGGTTCTCTCCTGCTGGACAGCAAAGAGGAATCTTGAATAATGCTATTAAACTTGCTTACAACCCAGATAAAGCACAAAGAGATCAACTTTATCCATTAAGGATTAACTCTATAGTTAATCAACCTGGAACTGGTATTCTTCTCTTTGGAGATAAGACTGGTTTGGGTTATGCATCTGCATTTGATAGAATTAATGTAAGGAGACTATTCTTAACTATTGAACAAGCATTACAGAAAGCAGCAGAAGCTCAACTCTTTGAACTGAATGATCAAGTCACAAGAGCAAACTTTGTTAACATTGTTGAACCATATCTAAGAGATGTGGAAGCAAAGAGGGGACTATATGGATTCCTCGTAATTTGTGATGAAACAAATAATACTCCTGATGTGATTGATAATAATGAATTCAGAGCAGACATCTTCTTGAAGCCTGCGAAGTCAATCAACTATGTTACTCTTACATTTGTTGCCACCAGAACTGGTGTTAGCTTTGAAGAAGTAGCAGGTCGAGTTTAACTTATCATATCTAAATAACCAAAGGAGATTTTAAAAAATGGCAGTAATCCCACAGAGAACTATTTCTCAATTCAAATCTAAACTAATTGGTGGTGGTACTCGCCCCAACCTATTTGAGGTTCAGGTTAATTTTCCAGATGCAGTGAACCTCAACCTTCAAGGTGATGGCGATGGTCAATTTGATGGAGATAGATTTAGGTTTCTATGTAAAGCAGCAGCACTTCCTGCTTCTAATGTAGCAAACCTTGAAGTTCCTTTTAGAGGACGTGTGTTGAAAGTTGCTGGAGACAGAACTTTTGATCCTTGGACTGTAACTGTTATTAATGATCAAGATTTTGGTCATTATAGAGCATTCCAATCTTGGGCACAGAACATTGCTCAATATGGTGATTCTTCAGGTTTAACTGATCCATCAGATTATATGGGACAAGCAACTGTCTATCAATTAGGTAGGAATCTTGCTAGTCAACAAGGATCTGCTAGTCCTGCTAGTGATAGCAATATTCTTGCACAGTATAAGTTTGTAGATATTTTCCCAACTACAATATCTGCTATTGACTTGTCATATGATACAACTGATACAATAGAAGAGTTTACGGTTGACTTTCAGGTCCAATACTGGTATCCTGAAAGAGCAGGAGCTGGAGCCTGATAAATAAAACATAAAGGTTAACTTTTAATAATGGCAAGGTTATTTGGATTTTCGATAGAGGATACCGAGAAGATACCACCCGGTGTGGTATCTCCGATTCCTCCCAATAACGCAGATGGAGCAGATCACTATTTGACTAGTGGTTTTTTTGGCTCGTATGTAGATATAGAAGGAATTTATAGAACTGAGTTTGATTTAATAAAAAGATATAGGGAGATGGCACTTCATCCTGAATGTGATAGTGCTATTGAAGATATTGTAAATGAAGCAATTGTATCAGATACAAATGATTCTCCAGTAGAAATTGAGTTATCTAATCTCAATGCTAGTGATGGAATTAAGAAAAAAATTAGAGAAGAATTTAAAGCAGTTAAAGATCTTTTAGATTTTGATAAAAAGGCACATGAGATTTATAGAAATTGGTATGTTGATGGAAGATTATACTATCATAAAGTAATTGATTTAAAGAAACCACAAGAAGGAATAGTTGAATTAAGATATATTGACGCAATGAAAATGCGTTATGTAAGACAGCAGAAGAAGCAAGATAAGGATATTAGAATAGCTAATATCAATAATGACAATCCTATGGAATATGAATTCCCTGAGATTGAAGAATATTTTGTTTATAGTCCTAAGTCAACTTTCCCATCTCAAATGCCATCAGCAGTAACTGGTGGAAATAAGGGAATTAAGATGACTAGGGATTCTGTTGCTTATTGCACCTCTGGTTTAGTAGATAGAAATAAAGGATCAACATTATCTTACTTACATAAAGCAATTAAAGCACTCAATCAACTTAGGATGATTGAGGATAGTTTGGTAATTTATAGGTTATCAAGAGCACCTGAAAGAAGAATTTTCTATATTGATGTAGGAAATCTTCCAAAAATTAAAGCAGAACAATACCTCAGAGACGTAATGATGAGGTATAGAAATAAGTTAGTATATAATGCAGATACTGGTGAGATTAGAGATGATAAGAAATATATGTCTATGTTGGAAGATTTTTGGCTTCCTAGAAGAGAAGGTGGTAGAGGAACTGAGATTACTACCCTTCCTGGAGGACAAAACTTAGGTGAAATTACAGATATTAAGTATTTCCAAGAGAAATTATTTAAATCTTTAAATGTTCCTACTACTAGAATAGGTGGATCTGAGGGTGGTTTTAATTTAGGAAGATCATCAGAAATACTACGTGATGAAGTTAAATTTAGCAAATTTGTAGGTAGATTGAGAAAGAGATTCTCTAATCTATTCAGCGATATTCTTAAGACTCAATTACTTCTTAAGAATATAATTACCCCAGAAGACTGGGATATTATGAGTGAGCATATTCAATATGACTTCCTCTATGATAACCATTTTGCAGAGCTTAAGGATGCTGAATTATTATCTGAAAGACTAACTATGGTAGCTGCTGCAGAACCATATGTTGGCAGATACTTCTCTCAAGATTATCTGAGACGTAAGATTCTCCGTCAAACTGATGAGGAAATCTTAGAACAAGATAAGATTATGAAGAAGGAAATTGAGGATGGGGTAGTTCCTGATCCAGCAATGATGATGATGGACCCAACTCAAGTAGATGCAACTACATCTATGAATGGTAATGGTATGATGGGAAACGTTCCAATGGAACCTGACATCAAAGATACTACTAAAACTAAGATGGAAATGCCTAAAGGCGGGGAAATCTGATAAATAAACTGTAAGGATTTTAAAACAATGGATGAATTAATGGATATGATTGCCAAGGATGAGAGTCCTTCTCAGGTAAGTGACGCTATTAAAGATGCTCTTTATGCAAAATCTGCTGATAGAATAGGCGCTCATAAAAATTCCGTAGCTAATGCTCTTTTTGGTACTCCAGAAGTAGATCCAGAAGTAGATGCTGTAGTAACAGATGCTCAGGCTAGAATTTCTGGCGAAGATCAAAATGGAGAAGTAGAATTAGAGCAAGAACCTGAGGGTGAAGAATAATTATAAATAAATAAAAT